TGGTCGAGACTCAACACATATATAAATGATTCTTATGAATATATGTTGCATTATATATTACATATACCAGAAGATAGAAATGATAGTATTTATGCAATATCTGGTAATCATGCTCATGATTCAATGGAGAAATTCTATCGTAATGAATTAAATAATCAACAAATGTTAGAAGAATATGAAGATAAATTATTTGAATTTAATACTATGGGGCTGCTCTATGATAGGTCCGATAAAGATAAAAATGAAAAAATAGCAAAAAAATATGAAGAATGTATGAGACATTTCTTTTTAAATCATAAAAGAATTACGGATAAACCAATTATTGAACCATTTATATTAATTAAAATAGGAAATCAATATTTTAATGGATATATAGATTTTCTAAATGTAGAAATTAGAGAAGGGAAAAAGAAAATAGTAATTACCGATTGGAAAACTAGTTCTATATATAAAGGAGAAAAATTATTAAAAGAATCTGGACAATTATTATTATACGGAGAAGGTATACATCAAAAAACTAATATGCCATATGAAGATATTATTCTTAGATTTAATTTTATGAAATATGTTAATGTTACATACACACAAAAAAAAGGTGATAAAAAGATTAGGCAAATTGAACGAAATGCTATTGGCGAAAAACTTCAATCTAATACTAAAACATGGTTAAAACATTTTGGTTATTCAGAAGATGAAATAGAGAGTTATTTACAAGAAATGATTGATACAAATAGCATTGAATGTTTACCACCAGAAATTCAAAATACATTTGAAATTGACGATTGCTATATTGAAGTAGAAATTAATGAAGAAATCATTGAACAACATAAAAACAATATTATAAAAGTGATAGAAGAAATAATTGAAAAAGAAGAAGAATTTAAGCTAACAAAAGATAGAGATTTGTTTTGGAAAGATGTTACTAGAGAAAGTAGTTATTTTCATGCTAATCTTTCAGGTTTCTCATCGTTATTACATCTTCCCTACAAAAGATATTTAGAAGAATTAGATTTACAAAATGGTATCAAAGTTATTGAAGATAAATCAATAGCACAAGATTTTGGTTGGTTAGATGATATTTTATAGGAGGAAATTATGAAAAAATATGTAGTTTACCATTTACACGATGATACAAGTAACTGTAATGGTTATGCAGATTCTTGCACTTCATATAAAGAATATATAAAACTTGCTAAAAAACAAGGGATGTCTGCAATTGCTTTTTCAAATCATGGCGGTTTGTATGACTGGGTTAAAAAGAAGCAAGATTGTGATAAGGCGGGAATAAAATATATTCATGGTATTGAATTATATTTGTGTACTAAATTAGAAGCAGATGAAAGAGGATATCATATAGGATTATATGCTAAAAATTTTGAAGGAATAAAAGAATTAAATAAATTATTTTCAATTTCAACTTCAAAAGGTAAAGAAAGAATAAAAGATGATGGAGAAAAGGATAAGACAGATAGACATTTTTATTATAATCCAAGAATCTCTATGGAAGAATTAATGAATACAAGTGAAAATATCATCATTACAACTGCTTGTTTAGCAAGTATATTATGGCAATGCAAATATACAAAAAAGAAAGAAAACTTATCTGAAGAAGAAATATATATTGAAAATGATAATTGGTTAAAAAATAGAAATTCATTATTAGAATGGATGTCTAAAAACAACAATAGATGCTTTTTGGAAATACAATACCATGATGCAGATAATCAAAAAGAATTTAACCAATTATTATATGAATGGAGTAAACAATATAATATACCTTTGATTGCTGGCACAGACACACATTCTTCTTCTCATTATAAAGCAGAGTGCAGAAAAATACTGAAAATATCTAAAGATAGTTTTTATGGTGAAGAAGATGAATTTGATTTAACTTGGAAAACATATGATGAATTAGTTGAATGTTTTAAAAAGCAAAATGCTTTACCAGAAGAAGTTTATATGGATGCAATATCTAATACTAACAAACTCGCTGATATGGTGGAAGATTTTAAGTTAGATAAATCTTTTAAATATCCTAATTTATATGGGGAAAATGCCTTAAAAATATGGAAGGATACCATAGTACAAAAAACTAAGGATAAAGCAAAAAATAATATAATTGATTGCTCAAAGATGAATGAATATAAGCAAAAAATAAAAGAAGAATTCGATGCTATGAAAAAACAGGGTATGGAAAGTTTTATGATGTTTATGTCTGAACTAGTTGATTATTGCAATCAAAATGATATACCATATGGTTTTTGTAGAGGGTCGGTAGGCGGTAGTGAAATTGCATATTTAACTGATATTACCGATGTTGATCCTATAAGATGGAATACTGTTTTTTCAAGATTTTGTAATGCAGATAGAATAAGTCTCGCGGATATTGATATAGATTTTTCGCCCGAAGATAGGGAGAAAGTTTATGAGTTTATTATTAATAGATTTACTCCTGAAAAAACAGCATTTATTGCAGCCTTTTCCACACTAAGAGATAGAGGAACAATTGATGTTTTGGCAAAAGGTTTGAATTATCATGATTTAGATTTAGTAATGGATATTAAAAATCAATTTGATAAATTATTTGATGAATATTCTAAAATTATTCAAGAAGAGGTTAACCTTGAAGAATTAGATGAAGTAGAAGCAAAATCAGTAGACTTTGATTATCATAATATTTATTGTCAAAAAATCAGAAATAATAAAGCCTTAACAAGGAGTAATAATTTAAAGAAAGAATTTGAAAAATTAAAAGATGATAATAAAGATTTGTTTTATTATTTTGATGGATTAAAAGGTACTATTATTGCTAAAGGTAATCATCCAGCAGGAATAATAGGTTCCCCAATCACTTTAGCAGATAATTTAGGTGTGTTTTATAAAGATGGTGACGAATCTAAACCAGTTTCGGTATGTGCTATGAAAGCGGTTGATTCATTAAATTATGTTAAATTTGATATTCTTGGTTTAAAAACAGTAGGTATAATGAAAGATATTTATAAATATATAGATTCACACTATCTTAAAGCACATGAAATTAATTGGAATGATCAAAAGGTTTGGGACAATATGATTAATTCAAATGTTGGGGTTTTTCAGTTTGAAGGTGATTATGCTTTTTCATTACTTAAACAATTCGAACCAAAGCAAATTAATGATATGTCATTAGCAAACGCATCACTTCGTCCATCTGGTAAGTCATATAGAAACAGATTGATTGCCAAAGAGTTTAATAATAATCCTTCAGAACAAATTGATAATTTACTGAAAGATAACTATGGATATTTAGTATATCAAGAAGATACCATTAAATTTCTTACGGATATATGTGGTTTTAATGGTTCTCTTGCTGATACTACTAGAAGAGCAATAGGCAAGAAAGATATAAAATTATTAAACGAACAATTACCTAAAATATTAGAAGGGTATTGTAATAAATCAACAAAACCAAGAGAAATTGCTGAAGAAGAAGCAAAACAATTTTTACAAATTATTGATGATTCCAGTGAATATCAATTTGGATATAATCATTCCACAGGTTATTCAATGAATGGATATGCCGAAACAAGATTAAGAACATACTACCCATTAGAATTCACTACTGCTTATTTAAATAGAGCAGAAGATACTAAAGATACCATAAATGGAGTTAATTTAGCAAAACAATTAGGAATTAATATTAAACCTATTAGATTTGGGAAATCACAAGCTTTATATTCTTTTGATAAACAAGAAAATACTATTTATAAAGGTATTTCTTCAATAAAATATCTTAGTACACAAATAGCAGATGAGTTATATCAATTAGCACAAGAAAATAAATACACAAATTTTATAGACATTATTAAAGATATTAAAGAAAAAACTTCTACAGATGCGAGACAATGTAAAATACTTACAGGTTTGAACTTCTTTAGTCAATTTGGTAAGAATAAAAAGTTACTAGAACTATTAGATTTATATGAAACTATCGGCAATTCCAAACAAATTAATAAAGATAAAGCAGAAAAATTAGGATTAAATATAGATGTATTGTTAAAACATACACAAAAGATTACAGATAAATTATATAAAGATATTGATATTATTTCATATATAAAAGAAGTATCAGAATTAATAGAAGACAAACCATTATCGGTAAAAGAACAAGTTAAATTTGAATATACCTATCTGGAATACACTACTGTGACATATGAAAAAGCCGATGAAAGTTTATATATTATCACTGAATATAAAGTTTATAAAGATCGTACCAAGCCATATTTAACTTTAAGAAATTTAAAAACAGGTGATGATTTAAAGACTAAAGTAAAAAGTGGTAAGAACTTTACTGAAAACCCATTTAAATTATTTGATGTTTTGCAAGTTTTAAATTTTAAAACTCAGAAGAAAATGAAGAATGTCGGTGGCAAATGGGAAAGAACTAATGAAGATGAATTGATCTTGGATCAATGGAATGTTTATTAAGGAGATTATATGAAAATTAAATGTAGAAATTGCAACGAATTAACAGATTATTTTCATAAAGGATTGTGTGAAAATTGTTTTAAATTACAAGATATAAACAAAATTGATTTTTGTGGAATTTATAAAATAACTAATATGGTTAATAATAAAGTTTATATAGGACAAAGTAAAAATATTTATAAAAGATGGGATGAACATCGACATACTTTAAATATAAATAAACATAAAAATCAACATTTACAAAATGCTTGGAATATAAATGGTGAAGACAATTTTATGTTTGAAATTTTAGAAATATGCGAATTTGATTTATTAGATAATATTGAGAAAATATATATTAATACATATCATTCAATGGATAGAGATTACGGGTACAATAAAGAAAGTGGTGGAAATAGAGGGAAAACTAAATCAATTGAATCTTGTTTAAAAATTGGTATTGCTAGAAAAGATAAATATTCTGGTGAAAATCACCCATTATTTGGTAAACCTAGAAGCGAAGAAACAAAATTAAAATTAAAAATAGCTAATACAGGTAAAATAATGACTACAGAAACAAAAAATAAAATAAGTAAAGGTAATAAAAATAAAAAGCATCATGATAAACAATCATTAGAGGAAAAAGAGAAAAATAATTTAATAAGAAAAATGGAACGAGAAAAAAATAGAATAAAACGTATTTACAAACAAGGCGAAGATCACCCTAGTGCTAAATATACTAATGATAAGATAAAAGAAATAAAAGAAATGTTAATATTTTATTCAGGTAATAGTAATATTGTTGCAGAAAAATTAAATATAAATGTAAATACAATAGGCGATATAAAAAATTTAAACTCTTGGGTTAATATTTACCCAGAATATAATGAACAACTTAAATTATTAAAAGTAAAAAAGAAAAATAATTTTACAGAAGAACAATTAGATGAAATAAGAAATCAATATAATCAAAATAAAATAAAAATGAAAGATTTAGCTAAAATCTATAGTTGTAGCGAAGAAACAATTAGAAGAGTAATAAAATATATTGGTTTTTATGAAAAAAATGAGGTGATAATTTGAATGTTAATTTCGATGCAATTATAAGAAAAAATATATTTAATAGCGATAATTATAAGGTATATTCATGTGATATAGATGTATTTAAATTTCCTAATATTAAATTAAACAATTATGGTAACGTCACTATATCTGGAAATATACATGAATTAATTGAAAATGTAGATTATAATATATCTGCCGAAGAATTAAATAATAAATATGGATATACATATAAAATAAAAAATATAAAAAGGGAAAGACCTAAATCAATAGATACGGTAAAAATGTTTTTAGATCAAATTTTAACCCCAGAACAAACAAATCAATTGATTACGCATTATCCAGATATAATAGATAGGGTTATTAATAATAGATTAAATGATATTGATTTAGGCAAACTTTATAATATTGGAAAGTTTAGATTTGAAGTTATTAAGCGAAAAATAATTGAGAATTTTGCACTAGCAGAAATGATAGAAGAATTTAAAGGTTTATTAGATTTTAAAATATCAAAAATATTATTAGATAAATATCTATCAATAGAGAATGTTAAAGAAAATCTTCAGAATAAACCATACATGTGTTTATGTAAACTTTCTGGTGTTTCATTTAAAACTGCTGATAAAATACTTTTGGATTTTAATAAAGAATGCGAAAATATGAAATTAAGAGGTGAAAAATCTCCAATTATTTTTACATATAATTTATTAACTTCCGTTCAAAGAGCAGTATCAGCAATTGAATATTTATTAGAGCAAAATGAAAATGATGGTCACACTAGAATATCAATTGTGGAATTAAGAACTCAATTTGATAAATTAGTACCAGAATGTAGTGATAAGTTTGTTGAAGCTATTAAAAATTCTGAAGATTTTCATGTTGATAAAGAAAGTAAAACTATATCAATTTTAGAAACATATAATACTGAATTATATATTGCTGAAAGACTTATTGAAGGATTAAATAAGGAGAATAAATGGGATGAAATAGAAATTGATGAGTTTAGAAAAATTGGTAATGATGAATTAACCGATGAGCAGTTTAATGCTGTTAAAATGTTTTATGAGAATAATATCAGTATATTAAATGGCGGGGGAGGCGTGGGGAAATCGTTTACAACCCAAGCAATATTATCCTTAATTAAAAAATTAGATAAATCGTTTCACTTACTTTGTCCTACTGGTAGAGCAAGCAAGGTTCTTGCAGGATATACTAACGAAGATACTTATACGATACATAGGGGATTGGCATATAATCCATCTATTGAACCACCTTGGGGTTATAATGAACATGAAAAATTACCTTATGATGTTGTAATAGTAGATGAAATGTCAATGACCGATATATTTTTAATGAAACATTTACTTGAAGCAATAGATTTCTCAAGAACTAAATTATTAATGATTGGCGATGATTTCCAGATACCTTCGGTTGGAGCAGGTAATGTACTTTATGATTTAATTAATTCAGATATAATACCTATAACCTCATTGACCAAAGTATTTAGATTTGGGATAGGTGGAATATCAACAATATCAACAAAAACTAGATATGGAGAACCGTGGATAGAAGATAAAACAAAATATAATATATTTGGTGAAGATAAAGCATATGTTTATATGCCTATGTCGCAAATACAAATTATACAGACAGTAAAGAATCTATATCTTAAATTAATGAATAGTGGTATATCTCCTGAAGATATCTTAATTTTATCATCATATAATATTGGTGATTATGGTACTGAAAAGATAAATTCAATAATACAAAAAATTGCAAATAAGAATTATGATAGTGATTTAAAATTTAAATGTGGTGATACTACTTATTATTTAGATGATATTGTAATTCAAACAAAAAATAATTATAAAGCTATAATTTATGATCCTGAAAGTTTTGGTTTTTATGATAAAAATTCTCCTCAAACATTTATAAGTAATGGTGATATTGGAAAAGTAATTTTAATTGATCGACAATTTATGGTTGTACAATTTGATGATGAAAGAATTGTTTATAATCGAGAAGCGGGTTTAAGCTTAAAATTAGCATACAGTATTTCTCTTTATAAATCGCAAGGAGGTTCGGCAAAAAATATAATACTTATTACTCCAAAGGCACATACATATATGTTAAATGCAAACTTAATCTATGTAGGTCAAACAAGAGCCGAGAAAAGATGTTACCACATAGGAGAACCAGAAGTAATCAATAGAGCATTAAAAAAGAGAGCAAATTTGAATAGAAGTACGCATTTATTGGATTTATTAAGAAAGGTTGATAGAATATAAATATAAAAACATTCAGAGTAGGAGAAGAAAGATTAAATAATCAAGGTATTAAAATGAAAATCATTAAATATAATAATGTAAATGATATTGATGTTGAGTTTGAAAATGGTTTTATTAGAAGAAATTTATCTTATACGGATTTTAAAAGAGGTGCGATTGATCATAAAGATTATTCTAAAAGAATAGGTGAAATTAGGTTTAATAGTTTTAGAAGTAAAATAACCGTAATAAAATACATAAATTCTAGTAATGTATATGTTCAATTTGATAATGGTTATATTACAAAAACGTTATGGAAAAATTTTGATAAAGGCAATGTTAAATCTCCATATTGTAAAACTTATTGTGGAATAGGATATTTAGGAGAAGGGCAATATACTTGTGATGATATTTGGTATACTTATTGGAGAGCAATGGTAGAAAGAGTAAGTATAAAAAATGATAATTATCATAGAACATATGCTGATGTAACGATATATGATAATTGGTATAATTATCAACATTTTGCAAAATGGGCTGAAGAAAATTATTATGAAATAAATAATTATAAAATGGAATTAGATAAAGACATTTTGATAAAAGGAAATAAAATATATTCTCCAGATACCTGTATATTTGTACCAGATATTATGAATTCATTATTTGTAAAAGCCGATAAAGTACGAGGAGATTTGCCTATAGGGGTATATTGGCATGATAGAGATCAACATTATAGAGCACAATGTTCATATATTGATGATTATGGTGAACATAAAAATAAATTTCTTGGTGGACATGATAACCCCGAAGATGCTTATTACGCATATAAAGCGTTTAAGGAAGAATACATAAAGAAAGTAGCAAATAAATTTAAAAAAGATATTCCCGAGAAACTTTATAATGCATTGTATAATTATGAAGTTGAAATTACTGATTAATTAAAATAATAAAATAAATGTAGTTGACAAATCAAAACATAAATAATATACTATTATTAAGCACAAATTCAACCAAAAAATAAAAACTTGACAAATCAAGAACGCCTATATATCGGGCTTCATTTTACGAAAAATCATGATGAAAGACTTGTTTTATCACAAAATTGAAATAAGGAGAAA